ATACCAAAAATCTTGCCCGGCACTGATTTGTAAGTCCTCTTAATTTAACAATGCCACTTCCCTGTCTATGAACAATGCATTTTGTTGCGCATACCGGAGTTTCTGTAAATGCTACATCTTCTCCCTGCGCGACAGTTTGAATTGCAATTCCTGTAAATTCTGCCATAATTATTTACCTCTCTTTCAAAAATAAGGGCAAACATTATAGTCTGCCCTTTGTGTTTATAAGCAATACTGCACAGCAGACATAATCGAGTTAAACTCAATTAAGATACTCAATTATTCAATTTTGTGTAGCAGCTACTTTTAGCAGCTACATCCTGTGTTGCATCCACAGCCATACGCATAAGCGTTAGGATTTGGAACAACATATGCCGGGATTGCAGCCGGATTTACAGCGTTGATGATCTGCTGTGTCTGCGCTGACATTGCAGTAGTGAGCAATGCAGACTGGCGATCCTGTGATGCGGCTCTTCTTAAGTCATTATTTTCTGCCTGTAAGGAAGAAATCTTTTCCTGACACAGGTAATCAAGGATTGCCCTTGTTCCTGCCTGCTGGCTGTCGATAATGTCTCTTGTGTTGCTGTTCATGGTGTTCTGCAGTGCACAGGTGTTCTGTGACATATTGTAGTTTACACCCTGGATAGCTTCCCTGGTCTCGCAGCAGCAATTAGCCAACTGGGACTGCAAAGCATTCTGCGCCTGCATAAGTGTCACATTTGTGGTATTAAATCCCTGCTGTGTCTGGTAGCCAAGGTTGCAGATTGCATTATCTACGCCATGGAAACCGTTCATAACGGCGGTATTCTGTGCGTAAAATCCATCACAGAGACCATTTGCAATACCATCTAACTTCCCGATGATAGCCTGCGTGTCAAATCCACGCTGAATTGCAGAGTCGGTGTATGCAGATGCTGTCGCTCCCATGCCTCCGTTTCCTCCCCAGCCATTGCCGCCAAAGCCGCCCCAGCCAAAAATCATAGCGAAGATAATGATAGCCCACCAGCCATCGCCGCCCCACATGCCATCATTGTTTCTTCCGTTTCCTGTCACTGCTGCAATATCAGCAAGACTAGGCATTGCATTTCCATTAAACATTTTGTTTACCTCCATCTGATCTATTTACAAATGGGATAACCGGTTATTTTGCGCGCACCCCAAAATGTACTAATGATTAAACATACTCATAACTTTCTGTTTTGCTTCATCTACCGTAATTCCTCTTTCTTTACAGAGATTCTCTGCCATTGTCTTAAGTCCACCTGTATCTCCGCTTTGATACATTTGCATGGCATTTTTTGCCATAGGATTGTTTTGAACCTGCGGAGAATTCATCATTTGATTTAACAATAATTGTGCCGGATTCATTCTGGATCACTCTCCTTTTTTACCTGTGAAGTTTTTCTTTGACTGCTTGGAATTTTATCTAATCGGTTTTCTATCTGTTCAATCTTCCCAAAAAGTTCATCAAACTTCTGCATAAATGCACCTGTGCACTCGTCTGATAGGTCAAATTTCAATTTTTCAGTATCATGCGATAAATTGCTAACAGTATCATGCGAAACTGGCTTAAAAACGATTGTGCGAATTGTTCCATCTGCGTTCCAACTTTTAGCGTATATTTCTGTCATATCCTGTTTTGGGAAAAATGCAACGCTGCCATCCATTGGCACATCATTGGCAGTGATGTTTTCTACCGCCGGAACTACTTTTCCATTTATGCCAAAAGTTTGAACCGGGATCTGCTGCTGAATTTGCTGCGGTGCCTGCATATAATTTTGTGTATTATCAATGCGTGGCTGATTCATATACGGATTGTATGCGTACTGCTGCCCGTATTGCTGCATCTGCTGATTATAAATCGGATTCTGGTATGCTCCGCTCATATTCATCCTGTTTGACCTCCTCTAAAACATCTTCTATTGCGTGTATGATAGACGACTGCGTTGACAAGTCCAAGGACTGTAACTCTTTTCTGGCAAAAATTTTTTCAAGAACTTCATCTGAAAACACCACCATCCCTCCCTTTGATTATATTTTTGCATAAAAAAAGGCGGCAAAACCGTCACGATTCCGACAGTTTGCCGTCAAAAAATACAAAAAAAAAGAACGCATTAAGCGTCCATACATCCGTTCGTGTTACCTTTAGTGTTACCTTTGATTTTGACCTTTAGAAAAGACACCATTCAAAAACTCCTTTCTTTCAGTAAAATCAAGGCTTCACAAGGTTTTCTTAAATAAAAATAAAGTAGCGGAAGGGAGATTCGAACTCGGTATCAATTCTCTCAAACCCGCATAAATACTGAATTTCTTTATCTCCAAAGGTGTTACCTCGTGTTACCTTTTACATTGATAATGCTTTTGCAATATATTCCTGCATTTCACTCTCTGTCTTGTTATTAAAATAGTAATGATCGAGAGTTGTTCTGATATCTGTATGCCCCATTTGTGTTTTTATTACCGATTCTGGAACATTTCCATCTATCAACTTTGTTGCATATGTCTTTCTTGCCTTGTGAATTGAACGTTCACCAATTCCTATTCTATCACATATCACATATAGCCGCCTTGTAAATGCCTGACCTTTTATTCGTTTACCGTTTTTCATAAAAATATATTGCCCAAATGGATTGAGCATTTTTATTTTTCTCATAAGTTCTTTGGTATCTGCGGTAATTATAACATCTCTAAACCCGGCATCACTTTTAGGAAAATTTTGAACATCAAATACATATTTGCCATTATCATCTCTATATCTTATTTCTGTCTTTGATATATGTATCTTATTTTCTCCGACATCAGACCATGAGAGGGTAGATATTTCCCCAACTCTCAATCCTGTTTTAAATGCCAAAATAATGCCAAGTTCTATCAATGTAGGCTCATCTTCCATTACAAATCGTTCAATTAAAAGTTCCTCATCCTTAGAAAATACCAATTCGCAGTCTGACTTATGGTTCTTTTTAAATGACTTTTCCGAAATTTCCAAATCACCCATAAAACTGGTTATGCTCAGGCTGGTATAATGTTTTTTCTTTGCATATTTGAAAATTCCGTTAATCAATATCCGCATATCGGAGTACGCTTTCTGCGTAAGTTCCAGCTTTGAAATAGCTGTTTTTATGAATGATTCCAATATTTCTTCGTCAATATACCGGATTTTTCTATTTGCAATCGGCAAATACTTATTTTCAAAAAATCTTTTAAAATTTGTCTCGTACTTGTCCTTTGTCTGTCTTGTTATTTCACCATATTCAAGTTTTTCAGAAATCCAATTAGAATATACCTGAATAACTGTAGGTTCATCCTCCTTAGCTTTATAGAACTTTACTATTTCATCTTCAATTGCTTTTTCAGATGTTCTCTTTACAAGTCTCTTTCCTCTCTTATTATCTTCATCTGGCAAATATGTGTAAAACTTTCCATCTTTTCCTTGCCAAATGCTGTAAGTGTGTTTTTCAATAAATTTTTTCCTTTCGTTCATTTCAATTTTTTTCTGAATGGTGTCTATGTTGATAATACCATTTTCGATGGCAATATTCAACAACTCACTATTTGAAAGATTTCCCGTTTAACTCACCTTCTAACTTTTTTACTTTCTGTTTAATATCAAAAATTCTTCTTTCCACTGTTCTTGTTGATACGCATAGTCTCATGGCTATTTCTTTTGAAATAAGTCCACGGGCAAGAAGATAAAATATTTCTTCTTCCTGCTCCGTGAAATTGGCGTTTTCAATAATTGTTTCAAGCTCTGGCTTAGTCAGTTTTGAAAACTTCATAAGCCATTCTCCTCTTATATTTTTTATTCTTCTCCCTGCCAGATCTTCGGTGTACCGTCCATCATTGCCACATATTTTCCGTAACTCATGCCGGCTTCTCTTGCTTTTCCTAAAACATTATCTAATGTACTGTTTCTACATGTTTTTACGCTTCTTTTTTCCCTATCTTTTCTTCTGCGGTATTCATTTCTGCAATCCTTCCCACAGGTAAGTGCTCTGACTGATATTGATTTGTATTCTTTTCCGCAGATCACGCACTTTTTTGTATATACCTTGCTATTGAGCATAATTACACGTTCTCCTTAATCATAACAATCCCTGATATCATCTACGTCTCCTGCCAAAAAGCTGTCAAATACTTCTGCTACTCTCTCTATAAGGTCTCCATCATGTCCATTCTCTCTCATCTGCTCCGAGAAATCTTTCTGTGAGCACTGAAGTAAACCATTTTCCAACCTTGTCCATTCTTTTCTGTAAGTTATTCCATTCAATTCCAATGTTTCATTAATTCCGTTTTCTGTCAGTTCTACCGTATACTTCATGCAATTATTCCTCTCTTTCTGCATTATATTTCTTCCACGCAACAATTTTACTTCTATAAAAATACTCTGGATCTCCACTAAAGCACTTACCTCTTGTAACAGAATGTCCTTTGCACATAAGAGTGCCAACAAATTCACGCTGTGGCAAAAGTAGGTTGTCGTTTGCTGACAATAAGAAAACCTTTGTATCTAACGGACAACTGTCCATGTCATAATTCCAATCCATCTGTGCCCCTCTCTTTCCATATCATCTCCCACCTCCGCAGCATATACTATTACGGGAGGTGGTATGATGATCGCTTGGTTTTGTTATCTGGTTCTAAAATAAACTCATCTGGTTCTCGTCGTACTGATAAATGCGTCCAGTCATGATCCTCCCTAACTGACGCAATCTCTCCACCCGTGGTTTTTGCTTAAGATTTGCCATATAATTATTGTCCACTTCCGGCGGTATGGATAAATAACATTCCTCCGGTAATGACAACTGATTTTCTGTGCAGGCCTCGCGGATCTTTGACTGATAATAAATGATATGATTCCGTGTTAGATTCATATTGCATCCATCGGACCAGAACGGATCATTACACCCGTTCTGATTGATAACTTTCCAGTGTTCTATTTCTCTGCGGATGCACTGGCAGTACTCTTTCACTTTATCTTCTGCTGTCTGGATCATGGCAACACCCCTGGAATATCCTCGAAACTAATCTGATTATCAGTTTCAAACACAAGCATTTTCTCTTTTGCTCCTGTATAAAAATTGCGGTCAATCTCAAATCCATACGCATTTCTTCCAAGTTCCGCCGCCGCTCTTAATGTGCTACCGCTTCCACAACATGGATCAATTACCACATCACCGGGATCTGTAAATATCTCTATTAGCTTTTTTAAAACAGATACTGGCTTCTGTGCCGGGTGGATTTTGGGAATATCTTTTCCGTCTTTCTCCCAACTGAACCAGTTAAAAATCATTTTCCCAGTGCCCCGAATCGTCTTACCGTTTTCATCAAACTGTGCGCCATTTCTGAACTTCGGAAGTTTGTCTCGATAGAATACAAGTGCGTATTCAGTAGCACCAACCACACGCATATTTGCCTTAAGCACCTGCGGACTATAATTTTTCACAAATACAAGCGGTATGTAATGGATGAATCCATGTTTCCTGGCTGCATCAATCAGTGTGGGCATTTGTTCAAATGAGCAGAAAACGATCATACATGGTGCATCTGAACTTCTTCCTCTGTTCCCTGCTTTCTTCGGCTCTTTCTTGAGCATTTTCGAACAGAAGTGAAAATATTCATAGAGATTAAAGTTAAAATCTGAATTAAATGCCGCTTTTCCTGCAAGCTTACTTTCTCCGTTTTTATTATCTCCGCCGTTGTACCACATCGGATTACTGCCATAAAAGTTTTTTCCTACGTTGTACGGAACATCTGCGATAATTAATTGCGCACTCGGTATTCCATACTTTTTGTAATTCTGCATAGAATCTCTGTAAATTTCACATTTTACTTTCATTCTTTTAAAAGGAACCCGGCGCGCCTTTTATCCGGATAGGTCCCGGCTCCTTTCTTATATTCCGTGCACACATCTACAATAGTGCACTTTAAATTTAATTATGTTGTGTTTTATGCAACAAATTCATCGTTTTATTGCTTTTAAATCATCCAATCTAACGGAAAACCTCTCACTCCTTTCGATTTAGTTTAAAATCTCATCTAAGCAGGCATTCCAGCCCACCCGACGTATTGATGTGCTGAGATCTTCATAACCAGATTTCAACTCTGGTATCTTCTCCGGCAGTTCCCGGAGCGGACACCAATCATGCCGTTTCTCGGTGAATGTGCTTTATGATAATTTCGAAGCACCATTGTTTAACACATTCATGAGCTGGCATTTTTTAGTTTCTTAAAATTCGTACATGAATTTACACTTACTGCACGATTCCGGCATATCCATAACCAATACTGCTTTAGACATCGCTCCCCACCTCCTATTTTTTATACACTCTCCATGCTTCAAAGCTATTTCCTTTAGGTACATCGCAAAGCCAATACGCTGTACGTGTTTCTCCATCTTCATCAGTTCCAAAACCATAATAAATATAGGCTTCTTCTACCGTTAATTCGTTTACGTTACACCCATATTCTTCCGCGCCAATTTTTAAAGCTTCTTCCTTGTTGTATTTACTCGCATTGAAACCAAGTGAATTGTCGTCTCCGCAAAAACAACCATAATCAAATTTACTCATATTCTCACACTCCTTCCGGCTTCTCGCACCGCTCAAATTCAATTACCCACACCCACGGATTCGCATCCCAGCCGTAGCAGTCAAGGTCAGATTCCTTGATGGTGCTGTTCCAAATTCCTATAAACGATGTGATTGTTTGGTCTTCATTTAATGTTCCATTTGCATGAATGTACTTATCTGCTCCCTCAGTTAAAGCACTCTCTGCGGTTATTTCCTGCAACCGCTCAACTCTCACGTCAGTAACGCGAAGCCAGATCCGCGCCGCTTCTTTCGGCATGTGGATTGATGGGTGCCACTTTGTAACATCGGCAATATCATCTTTCTGCCAATCTTCGTAGTAATAGTATCCTTTCGGTGCCTCTTTCCATGTTTCACGAACATACAGGATATCGCCCGTACAGATAGGACAGGTTCTCTCCGCCGTACTTAACTGTTCCGTATGCTCCTTATCAACAAAGTTATGTACTGCATAAGTCCGCCTGTCAGCATTGTAAAAATCCATATCCGGCACAGTACACTCATTGGCATCTTTGCAAATTCGCCTTGTGCAAGTCTTTCTTCCGTCCAGAATCGCCCGAACCATTTCTGTATTGAATAAAATCGGTTTAATTGCCATCTACACCACCTCATCTTCCCATCATGTCAGGGGATTTCTCCCATGAATTTCTAAACGCTTTTGTTCGAAGTTCTTTATTTTCCGCCCTTAACGCTTTATTTTCTGTCAAAATCTCCTGCAATTTGCAATCCTTTTTATGCTCACATCTTGTGTCCGCAGAATACTCGGTACACATTCTACATAATTCTATACTTGTCACTCTACACCGCCTCCTTTCACAATTTCGATTGCACGCTCATAACTTCTTGCTTTCTCTTTTCCCAAATTCCTGTTGTATGCATTCTCCCAAAACTTTCTCTCGTTTTCCAACTGCTCCACAACCTTGTCCGGGTCGTAGGCGGTCGGCTGCGCATTAAAAGTATCATGTATGATATCACCTATGGTAACGTATGTATCTATTGCTTCTCCGTCTGATCCATCCCCCATGATGGAACTCAAATTATTTGCTAAATCCTCATACAATTCGTCCGCATCAATCAGTCTCATCGTTTGCCCTCCTGTTCCAATCTGTAGTTGCTTTTGTTCGCTCGTCTTTTCCTGTTCTGATGCCTCCGTCCTGATCCATGTACATCTCACATTCATAGCTTTTTGGAAATTCTATTCTGCATTTCATACATTTGATTTTGAACATTACCCCAACAGATGATTGTGATGACTTATTTGTAATGGTTAAGAACATTGCGTTTCCACCGCAGAACGGACATGGCTTCAATTTTTCGTTCATTCTTCATCCCCCCAATCTAATTTCTGACCACAGCCACTGCAATATAACCCAACATTATACTTGTTTCTTAAATCTCCCTTCTCGTAACAAACAGGACAATAATAGTGATGCATTCCTCTATTGTATCCTTTCTTTATCTTTTCTCTTATTCCTTTCCTTGCTGTCTGCTTCTCCACCGCCACCCGACATTCTTCCGGTGTGCTGATTGCACGGTACTGCTGAACTTCTTCCAGTGCCTTGATCGCTTCCTCAAAAGCTCTAAGTGTACTGCTTTTACTTTCCCATTCCATTTCCTGCCTGATTATTTTTATTGCCTTGTTCTCATCCATTGTTACACCTCCAACAGTTCCGGGTTATCAATCATGTTGCCGATCACTTCAAAATTCTCTGAATCAAAATCATCCAGTTCCTCGTAGTCATCACAGCGTAGCTCATTCGTACACCATCCGTTTTCATGCCACACGACACGCTTTCTCGTCTCATCTTCTGGAAACCCAACGTCGATATGCCCTGAAAGAATATCATTCTCAAAAATCAGCTTACCGTTCTTATCAGGCATTGCGGTGCACTGGCAGACGGTTTCTGGGTCTACTTCGGCCATGTTCGGGATATCATTGATCATTCCCCATAGGATATATCTTCTCTCCCAGATACCATATAAATATCCTTCCACCCATTCCCCATTATCAATCCGCTTTCCACGGGATAAAAATCTATTCTCCATCGCGTTCCACCTTTTTCCCTTTGCAAAATCCTCTATGTTCATGCACGGAGAAAGAAATACTTCCGGTCTGCTTCATGTAAGTCAATTTTTCTCCGGTCAGCTCACATTTATGTTTACGTTCGTTCAAATACTGACATCTTCCATCACAATACATCGCTTTCCCCCTCCATTTCTTTCAGCTTGGCTTCGGCTTCCTCTCTGGTAAGGAATACCGTTTTACCGATCATTGACAATAAGATTGTAAAATTTTTCTCACACTCTATGTAATCGCTTTCTGGTCCGGTCTCATCGTCAATCCATTCATGTAACCATTTTGCCTTAACCGCAATCTTCATCCAGTTTCTTTTTGCAAACCGGAGTGAAACAATTCTTGCCGGGAAATATTTGGGAATCTCATTGTCGATGTCCTCATAGCACTCCATATCCTCTATTGGAAGTATCGTGCTGTCTACATAAACGGTATCTCCCACCTTGCACGGCAACCGCAGAAGTAATCCCTGCTCCTCGGCTTGCTCTCTATTTGCAAGTCTTTCCGCAATCTCTTCCAGGGCTTTGTATCTTCCATCTTTCGCAAGCTGGGTAATGGTAATTCCCTCATCATCCGGTAAATCTGCTGGATGAAATAAAACTTCTCCATTCTCTGTCACATATGTTAATCTCTCCATGCTATCCCTCGCTTTCTGCCTTAAGCCATTCGAGCCAACCATCTTTATCCAGTGAAATATTGTACTGTGCAAATATTTCTGCCAACTCCTCATCCGTCATGCTCCGGATCCGGTCTGCATTGGTCTGCGGTCTGCATTCTTTCACAATCTCAAAGCACTCATCCTTCCAAGCTAAAACATTTTCTAGCTTATAGGAACTGTAGCCAACATGATAATAGTCCTCTCCGATTTCCTTGTACTTGATTTTGTAATATGGCTTTTTTCCTATCATTGTTACGATAATATCTAAGCAGGAAACTTTAATGCGTTCCGTTTTGCTATCCCGTGCCGCAGTTCTTATACACTCAATCATGACTTTCCTCGCTTTCCCTGTACGGCTCCGGCAGTGGCATCCAAGCATTCACGAACAAATCGTATTCCACATAACTTTTCTCATCGTCCCCCGGATAAAATGCACCGTTTCCGTCCTTATCAGCTTCATATCTGCCAATGTCCGGCAATGTAAAATTTTTAAATGAAATCATGATATATTTATCATCCTCCGGCAGTCTCTCTGTTACCGGAATCCACCCACCAGTCTTTTCTTCCTCTGCCAGAATCCTGTTTACCTCTTCCTCTGAAATCACTTTCGTCAGCGGCGAATATCCGCAGGCTTCTGTTAATGATTCAGCTATCCGGCTTTTAATTCCACTCATTTCCATTCTGATCCTCACTTTCTGCAAGTTTGGCATATTTCCAATCGGTCATATGTGCAGGGCTACCAGCACTCCATGATGTTGCTCCCGCTTCCCATGCATACACCATGTTATTTTTGTATTTTGCAAAATATCTCCGTTTCCATTCACTAGATTCACTATCTCTCACAAGAATCGGTGTATCAACTGGAACTCTACTCCAATCAACCTGTGGTTCGACATATTCGCTGTTCGCCCATTCCTTAAGTCCTCTTGTGCAGTCATATTCGATATCGCATGTATCACAAGATGCTTCACAACAAAGCATCGGTTTTCCTGCAACAATGGCTATATGTTTTCCATTGCACGCAATTTCTGCGATCTCTTTTGCATATTTCTCTCTATTCAGCATCTTTCTTCTCCTTCCCGTACCGCAACTGATACGGCACTTCTCTGAATCTTTTCAACGCATCCTGGTCCGGGTGCTTTGTCGGCATTGACAAGTTATTATTCATTTTTCCGATAATTGCGCGGCGTTTCTTACCTTCTTTCCACATTTATATCTCCCCCTGTCTCTTTCCGATTCTGTTCACAAGCTGTTCTGACCTCGTATAAGCCTTATCCAACAGTTCTAAATATTCATCAAAGGAAATCTGTGCTTTTTCAGATAACTCCCTCGGATAACGCTCTAACAAAGCCTTAATGCACTGTTTCATGTCTCCAAAATATCCGATTGTTCGAACGCTTTCTTTTTCATTGCCGTCCTTATCCTGTCCGGCATATCTCTGTCTCAGGGTGTGATTCAGAGAATCAATCTCCACAAAATATCCATCCTGCAGTTCCACAGTTAACTTGTCCATCAACCATTCCTCCTATATTTCATACGTCTTTCCGATAAAACGCTTGTCAATGTACTTACATTCCCATTCCAAAACACTTGCGATCCCTGTCATGGTTTCATATCCGGTAGCAAGGCAGTTAATTAAATATCTGATTCTCTCATAAACCTGTCTGATCTGATTTCCCGAAAATTTAAACTGTGTTTTAAGGCAGACACCCAACATAGCAAAATAATTAAATACCTGTGCCAGTAAAAACTTATTTGCCTGTATCATGCAGTTCGGTGCAATCTTTCTCTCTACCAGATAAAAGCTCTCACGATACGGAATCTTATTAGTTTCCTCTCGCACGTCAATCTTGCATTTATATTTCAGATAAAAACCAAGTTCCTCGCCTGTCGTTCCATCCTTTGCATTCTCCACATATGCATCAATAGTCTGCTCAACCTTTATGATTCTTTTGTGTCCGAATCCGAACTTATCATGCAGTGCCTGATATGCCATCATACGGACGTTATAATAGGATTCCTCTATTAGATAATCCGCATTGCTTTGTGCCTTGGCGTGTCTCTGTATTCCGATCAGTTCACTCTTGGAATATCCAAGTGGCTGCATCCGCTTTTTCTTTCTTGCCAGTGCATTACTCATTTGCTCTTCCATCTCCTCTCTACATCCTCAAAATGGCTAAATACAAGACTTTGAACATATTTTGATATATTTGTCCGTGCATATTTTTTAATTAGCATTTCCCCTGCTTCCATCATTCCTTGGAACCACTCATCTTCGTTATCAGCTTCATAAAACTGCTGCCGGAATTTATAATAGTCATTAAAAAACTGCCATTCTTCGGAACCTTTTTCAAATTTCTTACTTGCCATAATCATTCACCTTTTAATCAAATGGTGTGCTGCCACATACTTCTCGGAAACCGTCTTTCTGTCGCATCCGTGCTTGAATCTGTTCAATGGTTTCGGTTCGCTCGATAAATTCCATACGATCACCTTCAAACTGAACAACTTCTCTAAACGGTGTACCCTGTCGATTCTTTTCAACTTTCAAGCCTTTAAATTTTCTGTCTTCATCCAAATTCCACATAAGAATAATATTGGAAGCATCCTGCTCAATATCTCCGGATTCTCTTAATTCGGACATTGTAGGCTCTTTCGTTACATTCATTTCCGATACTCGGTTAAGCTGTGACAATAGGATGATCGGAACGTGAAGCTCTCTCGCAAGTGCTTTGAATTGCTTCGAAACTTCCCCGACTTCGGATGCACGATTATTGAACTTCCGGTTACACCGTACCAATTGCAGATAGTCAACTACGATCACGTCATATCTTTGATGCCTGCATTGCGTTCTCATTTCCTCAATAACATTTGTCTGATCGTCAATTGTGATCGGATATTTTTCAAGCTCATCATTTGCCTTGTCAAAGGCTTCTTTCTCTCCACCAAGAAAAGCCTTTGCCCTGCGAACTCTTGTCAGACCAATCTTTGACATTCTTGAAACAAACCTTTCATAAATCTGACTGTTGTTCATCTCCATGTTGTAGTAACAAGTGTTATAGCCTTTTCTTGCCATATTCTCGATTATTTGTGCCACAATAGCAGACTTACCAACTCCCGGTCTCGCGGCAACAACTGTAATGTCTCCGCCTTCAAGACCGCCAAGGCAATCGTCAAGATGGTAAAATCCTGTCTTTACCCTGTCCTCTCCCACATCATCATTGAAGTATTTATCTTTGTTCTCTGATACGATTTGCTTCATCAACTTAGATTTCTTCAACTGATTAACTTGGATTTCTTCAAGCCTTGTAAGAACTTCCGCGATCGAATTATCAATATCACATGGTCTAAGGCTCACTCTCTGGAAAAGGCTTTTCGTTTCCCTTGCCCGCCAATCCTTAATGACTGCATCCGCATAGTTTTTCATTGCTGTCGATAACGGAGTTGCGGCAATACATTCCTTAAGCTCCCCGGCAATCATTTCCGGCTCCCATTTGTGGTTTTCAAGTGACTGAGACAGTGAAACGACATTAATGTTTTCTCCACGATCATACATGGCAAGCATTTCAGCAAAAGCATCTTGGCAAAATTCAGAGCTGAACATTTCCGGCTTCAATTTGTTATAAACCTTGTACATGGAATCATTGTCAATCAATACACATCCGATCACTCCAATTTCTGCTTCCGTCAACTGCTCTCACCTCGCTTTCGTTTCTCAACTTGACGAATCCAGTAATCGCAATCCTCTTTCAGCCAGTCTCCGTATTTTGGTATGTAGCGATAATTCGTATCATCCGGATTCTTCTCTATATAGTCAGTAACATATGCCACTGTAGCCTCATATATCAGCTTTGCAACGGCTTTCCTGTTCGGCTCGATAACTTCTAAAAGCTTGTCCATCCATGCTACCTTGGCAGACGTTAACGACGTTTTCTTTGGATATGCATTGATCGTGTATTCCCATCCCCATTCCGCGTCAAAGTCCAAATCAGATGCAGGCACGCTTTCTTTTGTATTTTCTTTCTCTTTCTCTATATCTGTATCTATATCTTTCTCTATATCTATCTCTACATTGCAATTTTGTTGCAAAATGTTGCACTCCGTTGCTCCACTGTTGCATTGCAACGCTTTTTGTGCATTTTCCCTAGATTTCCGACTTCTACGAGTACTTGCCGTCTCACTTCCTAGGTTATCTTGCACAAATGGTAATTTGTACTCGATAGAATCAGATGTTTCAAGCAATCCGCAGGAAAGAAGATACTGAATCGTTACTTGAACATTGATTTCGTCCTCGTCAATATCAAGGGCGATCTCTTTGTAAAATTCATCTTCCAATCCGGAATATTCCAGATAGCCACCTTTTTTCAACGACAACAACTGCATCTTAAGATAGATGATCGTATATGTATCGCCACCAGCCATCTTTCGGAGTTTTTTGATTCGTTTGCTATCAAAGAAATCATCCATCAGTTTAAGCCAGTAATACCGCTTATTCTCCGCCATTTTCACTACCTCCAAGCAATTCAATAACCTTTGCCCCAGCATCTTCCGGGCGACAAAATACGAACTCAACGCCATACTTAAGTTGCATTGTCAACATAGCTTTTGCCAATACCTTGCCAGATGTCGGCTTTGTTTTCGGTAGCGGTACATTCAGCAATTTTCCAAGCGTGTGCATATATGCAATATTGTTATACCGGTCTACTCGTGGATTGTTCCACTTAGAAACATCTTCAATGGATTTGATTCCATCTTCGTTTTCTACCAATACATAAAGTTTGATTCCGTTGTTTTGAGCAAGAATACACTCATCACGAAATCTTCCATGCTGACGTCCGCAGATGTTTCCTACAATCTCCTGCATATCTTTCTTAGTATCTACAGATACATCATAAGTTCCAAGGAAATCCATCTTTTTAAGTTCCATTTTTCTAGCTGATTTTCTATGGATAACATCCGCTACCTTGTCTGTGGCAATTATGTAATCTCCAACCGGCAATGGTGCACGCAAGACTTCCATATCGTGGCTTTTAAAATATCTATTCTTAAGGATATGTAAGCCCTCTTTCTGTCCTTTATCCTCAATTATTAACACGTATTCTCCTTTCTGGCGGTCACTTTTAGCAACCGCCAAAGGTATCTCATGGCTTTCAATTTAGTTTTGTGATATATTAAATTCCATACCAAAGTCAGATACCGCATAAACTGGTTTCTTTTATGCTTTCACATTGGTGTTTCAACCTATCAAAACGGACAAAGGTTCATATCAACCTCTAATCCTTTTTCTGCAATATAAACATTTGCTCCATATTTAACTGTTTCTTCTGTCTTTTGTTTGAATAATGCCGAATCTGCTGATTTATCTGATAAGTGAATTAGAACAACATTTCGCAATGCCGGATTATCGTTAGTAGAAATAAAGTCAAGTGCCGTTGGTAAGCTCATATGACCTCTTAATCTGTGTTCGTAATTTGGCTCTTCTCGGTTCACAAACTGCATATCATAGTTGGCTTCCACCATGATGTGATTAACACCATTAAATCTCCATCTGACGTATTCCGTGTCTGTTGCATACACAAGGCTTCCCATCTCTGGATGCGTAATGTAAAACCCAACGCACGGGCACTCTGAACCGTCTCCGTTGTTATGTAGCCATCTTCCAGATTTATCACGATTTTCAAATGCTCTTATGTCAAAATTTCCTTTTCTAAAACGCATTTCAGAATCTTTTATCGGCTGTCTGCATGGTTCAAAAACAGGAATGCCAGCTTGCACATATTGTAAGCTATAAAGACTATGGTCAGTATGGAAATGGGTAGTAATCACAGCCTTAATTTTCATCACATTGAAATCCAGTGCTTTCTTGACTTCCATAAAAGGCAACCCGGCTTCGATTATCAAAGCTTCCTTGTCATTCTCCAGCATGTAGCAATTACCGGATGAACCAGAACCTAATGTTTTAAGTTTCATACCTCTTTCACCTCAATTTTCAAATATGTGTTTATTATCGATTATCCAAGGATGTTTCGTGTAGTCTATATGGCTTGCTGCATTTGCAACTGTTTTCCGTAGCATCTTTAAATGTTCCTCACAATGCTTTCTTCCAGATACCGCCGGTCTACCACAGATTATGCACAATCCTTTATCCTCCCGGTACTCCCTTTGGCTTGTGGACTTCTCGCACGAACGCCTCTTTGCCAAACACCTGTTGCATAAAACAGTTCCGCATACTGCATTACGTTTTCCACACTTCACGCATATTCCACTGGACTTATTCATGTAATATCTGGTACGGACTCTTTCTTTCCGTGCTTCTGCCTGTTCCGGTGTTTCCCTTGCAAGTCTCTTAGCTTCTACCTTCGCTTTCTTCTCCCGGCACTCAGCGCACATTTTGTACTGCGTTCCCAATATGCCTTTGTGACATCTGGAGCATATACCAAGAGATACATAAGGGTCTTCCGCTTTTTCTCTCATTCGGCATCCTCCAAAAACCATATTCCTTCCGGTTTTAAAAAGTTGCCCTGAACAATGTTCTTTCTGAATATACTTTCTTCTGTCGGTGCAAGATCCGTAAGTCTCTGTATGCTCTCTTCTATGTTGTCTGCCAGAATATCAATGCCGAATAATGTCTCTGCAGCTTCCGTTTCAGTCATTCCTATTGACAGTTTCCGTTTCAAGATTTCCACAAGGAAATTTCCAGTACCACACGCAGGCTCCAACACTGTTCCTCTCCAACACTCTGCACCACCATTTTCATCTTCCAACATATTGCACATCTTTTGTACCATCCAGCCCGGCGTATAAACTTCTCCAAACTTTTTGACGCGTTCTCGGCTTTTTGTAATTTTTTCTTTCTGCCTATTTTCCATTTCTGTGATAAAACTCACTCCTCACATCAATAATCTGTCTTGTCTGTCCCAACAATGCCCGATTATGCTTTGCCCTCTGCTCATTGTCACAGATAAATTGCTTGCAAATTTCTGGTCGAACCGGATAGATTCTGCATTTCTCACAACTCTTGTCCGTATCAAGAAAAGGGCATGTCATATCATATGGTCGATTCACAGTAGGAAGCAGGTGCCTACACTCTTTGATATGGTTCTTACGGATATATCTGTGAATTGCATCTACTTCCTTTCTGCTCATTGGTAAAAGATTGGAACAGCAGTTACCGCATTGACTGCATCTCCCATCTTTGCAGAAGTTATAAATATTATCTTTCATGCCTTTCTGCACGGCTTCTAAGACTGATATTACTTCCATAGGCTACTCCAATTCTTCATCCGCCGGAAACTCAAATACTCCACTCAAACCCATAGTAAGTTTTTCGTCAATTCCATCTGGCGGTGTCTGCCCCATCTTTACAAGATTATGGCACATATAAGCCATTCTTAATTCTTCCATGGCTTCTTTTGCTTTTTCTTCCGTGGAATATTTAGCAATTTCAACGTCCTCAGTAAGATGTTCCATTAAGTAAATGCTTTTATCATGTCTTGTAATTATTACCTGTTCATACGGCATATCAATCGTGCCGTCCTGGCTAATAACTCTCATTTGGCTTTTCTTCCTTTCTTTTTTATTTTTCCTATTCCTTTAATAATCCTTGAAATATAGGATTGTGAAATTCCAAGTGCTTCGGATATTTCGCATTGTGTTTTTCCGTCCACAAAAAACATAATAAAAATACGTTTTTCTCTTGGACTCAATTCCTCAAAAATCTGTTGAGCAAGCATGGAATTAACTGTATTTTCTTCATAATCATTACGATCTGCTATCATTTCTGCATAAGAAACGCTTTCGCCATTTCCTATATCCACATTATCATCTAATGAAAATGCTGCATTTACTGATTTTTTACTTTTCCGGAATTCATTAAGCAGTTCATATCTCACAAGTCGAAAAGCATATGTAGAAAAACATCCTTTTGAAGCATCAAAAGTGTCAATAGCCTTTAGAAGTCCAATGGAACCAATCTGAAACATATCTTCATCAAACGCTGGAATACCTAAACGTTGCATAACAAAAAAGACAATTCCGTAATTTGTAAGGAACATTTGCTCTTTGGCATACTCCGAACGGCAAGTAATCCATAGGTGCAATGCATCCTGCTTACTCAATTCAGATTTTGGAAAGTTCATTCTATCCTCCTACTTCATGAAGTCCGGCAAATCATTGTCATTCTCAACAACTTCCGTCTCTACCTTTTCCGGTTTATCTGCCATCTTTGGCTCTTCCACAGTTTCGGCAACCTCCGGCTCAACAGGAAAATCCTCTGTATTTGCGTTTTCGGATACTTCATGCTTAACCTGTTCCTGCAAATCTTCCATAGGATACTCCTTGAAATCGTTGTCCTGCATCTCTTCTTTCGTATACAGTCCCATTGTTAATTCCGGACAATTCAGACTAGAAAAAAATGAAGCGGCTCTGTATCGAAGCATTAACTGTGGCATGGTTTTCCACTTACTACCGTTCTTACCAAGCCATCCCTCGGCTTTAGCCATTTCCATGTCCACGGTCATACCCTCAACTCTACGACCATTTTTCGTAGTCCAAGCGAGACACGAATAAGGCTTGCCATCCTTATCTTTGGTTTCCTCGAACTGTAATTCCATATCGAATTTGCCGGAATTATTGATTGCCGCAATCAGAAACTTTGAACTCCAAGACGGTCTACCCTGAATCACATACAGATTCTGCATAACCATCAGTGGGCTTACTCGCAGTCTCTGCGCCTGCTCAATAGCAATCAGACAGTTTGCATCGTTCTTCTGGAATGTTGCCGGAACGATAGTTGAACTCGCCAACGCCTTTGCCATCTGCATAGCCATAATGAAATTATCTGATGTTCCAAAAATTCCAAGGCTATAGTCTGTAACCTTGTTGTTGCTGTGTGCAACCTCTGTCTTTTCCTCTTTCTTTTCCTCTGCCTTTGCTACTGCTGTGTTCTCTGCCATAATTATTTTTCCTCGCTTTCTTTCCTTATTGCTTTTTTAAATGCTCCATTTTTAAGAAATTTCAAAACAAGATTGAGTTGCATATTCTTGAAAACCTCTATGTGCTTTGTACTGTGATACCACATTACCCATTCCTGTTTCAAAAGTTCCTCAATGCTTGTAATCTGCTCACCCTCTGCGAATTTTCGCTGACTTAAAAGGTATTCCCTGTGTTTTTGAATGTTCTCGCATTTTGCGCACTCTTCGGAAGAATACCTTGAACAATGCTTTCCATTAAGGTTTACAGACAATGCACAATATCTACATGGATTAACTCTCATCGTCACCACCGCTTTCCGGTTCTTCACACTTCTTCACAACTGCCACCTTATCAGCACCGTAGGTTTCTACCCACTTCATATCCACGGTTTCATCCGTAACTGTCAGCTTCGCACATTTGGCATTTACAACCGTGTCACCGGCTTTTACATCGTCTGATGTAGCAAATATATATGACCGGATCTGGTTTGGATATTTTGCTTTTATGTAATTCATTCTGATACCTCCTCAATCTCTCCATTTTCAATCGTATACCAAGTATCCGGCTTGATATTTTCCCCATCAACCTGCACCATCTTTGCGCCGTTAAGAACCCATGCACTCTGGTTATTTCTGTCATATTCCGTATTATCTTCTGAACCAGTGTATTCCCAGTCTGCAAAAACAAGAAACGAGCCAATAACACCCTTTGCTTTTGATTTGTAACCCCAAGCAACAGCGACCGCATCTTTGTCTTCTGCCGAGGATGCTCCCTTGTATCCGGTTGCCGAGGATGCTCCGCAGTTTCCGGTTGCCGAGGATGCTCCGTAGTCTCCGGTTGCCGAGGATGCTCCCTTGTATCCGGTTGCCGAGGATGCTCCGTAGTCTCCGGTTGCCGAGGATGCTCCCTTGTATCCGGTTGCCGAGGATGCTCCGTAGTCTCCGGTTGCCGAGGATGCTCCGCAGTCTCCGGTTGCCGAGGATGCTCCCTTGTATCCGGTTGCCGAGGATGCTCCCTTGTATCCGGTTGCCGAGGATGCTCCCTTGTATCCGGTTGCCGAGGATGCTCCCTTGTATCCGGTTGCCGAGGATGCTCCGCAGTTTCCGGTTGCCGAGGATGCTCCCTTGTATCCGGTTGCCGAGGATGCTCCCTTGTATCCGGTTGCCGAGGATGCTCCCTTGTATCCGGTTGCCGAGGATGCTCCGCAGTTTCCGGTTGCCGAGGATGCTCCGCAGTCTCCGGTTGCCGAGGATGCTCCGTAGTCTCCGGTTGCCGAGGATGCTCCGTAGTCTCCGGTTGCCGAGGATGCTCCGTAGTCTCCGGTTGCCGAGGATGCTCCGCAGTCTCCGGTTGCCGAGGATGCTCCGTAGTCTCCGGTTGCCGAGGATGCTCCGCAGTCTCCGGTTGCCGAGGATGCTCCGCAGTCTCCGGTTGCCGAGGATGCTCCGTGATTTTCATCACTTTCAGCTTCCTTATTCACTCTTTTTACCGTATATTCGATTGCAGCTTTAACCAGTCCAGCAATGCTGATTTCTGCTCCGATCTTAATTTTTGTAGATGCTACCTTAGTATCATCATTATGTTTCTGGATTTCTCCGCTCTGCTCTACCTCGTGGTATACGCTTTCATTTGGAGAATAATAATTCAAGCAATCCAGCGGATACTCGCAAGCGTGAAATCCATGATCGCAAACTTCTACGCTTTCTTCCTCGTATTCCTTTCCCTCTTCGTACTGAAAGCCACGGCAAGTCATATCTTTATTAAATCCTTTGTAGGATTTCACAGCATTTCCCATCTATATTACCTCTCCTCCTGCCAACTTCTTTTCCTTTTCAAATTCTTCTTTGCTGCAAATCAATAAGCCGCCAATATAACCATCTGGGTTTGTAAGCAATCCTGTAACAATTTCATTTGGGATAGCGATTGTCACACTCCCCCATCCATCCCTGCCGCTATGAGCAGATTTAATATTCGACAATGGAGAAACCTTTAAGTCTTTGTTATTTTTCTGCGACATCCGTTCCATTATTCCTAATGTTCCAATATTCATCCTACACACCATCCACTTTCAACTGCTTGTCCGCTGATACGCTCAAAAGAATTAACTGTGCATCCATATCCGGCACATTGAACTCATTCAGCGATTCCGCGTTATCAACGAAAATCGGTACGCTTACACCGTATAACTCGCTAAGAGAACGGATAATATCAAGTCCGGCTACGATTCTATGACCACTGTTTAAAGTTGAATACGGAACGCCATTCACAGTACACTCGCAACAATCTTTCATACCGCCATTTAATTGCGTTTCGAAGAGTTTGAAATTAACTGTCTTAAAATGGCTATTGATAGATTCAGAAACCTTATTCAGCTTGAAACGAATGAACTCTTCCAAGAGGTAAAGCATCTGTTCCTGATCTGCAACTTTCTGTCCAATTTCTTTCTGCTCGTCACGAAGCGTTTCGATACGATCATCAATCGCCACATTGTTAGCCGCCTGTGCAATAACCTTGTTCACTTCACCAAGCTGTGCCTGCAGATTGGTTTTCTCGGCTTTCAAATCAGTAACAACCTTGTCTGCGCCCTCAGATTCAAGCTTTGCAATATCAGCAAGAATCTTGTCATGTTCTGCTTTCAGCTTCACATATTCTTCATTCTGCGAATAGTCAGCTTCTTCTGGGATCTCGGATAACAGTTTGCAAAGTTCCTCTTTATTCGTAAAAGTCCCCTGCTCCTGTTTCTTTAAGGAATCTATTTCCATTTGCAGATCAGCATTTTTCTTTGTCAGTTCCTCGATAAGATTTTTCTTCGCAAACCCATATGCCTTGATTTCTTCCAAGTTGGATTCTTTCTGGGTAATAAAGTCACTTTTTGAATCATTTAGTTTCCGCTTTGCATCTGCCTTGGCTTTTGTCTTTCTTTCTTCAAAGTCAGTCTTCAACTGCTCAATCTTATCAGCTGGCAACTTCTGACCGCATAAGGAACAAACCGTTGTAGATTCATCGAATATCCACTTGGATTCATCAAAGAGATACGGAGTTTCATCAAATGCCTTGGCTTTCTCAGAATTATACTGTTCGCCCAGTTTCTTCCGCTCTGCATCCGCATCAGTGATAGTTTTTTCGTTATCAGAAATCTGTTTCTCTTTCAACGAAATCGTAACCGCAAAATGTTCTAACTCATTTTTACAATCACGCAATTCAGCATCCATGATGCTTCTTTTGTTTGATAACTCGCGATTCATCGTCTGTTCCATGCCGGACATGTCAAACTGTAACTGCATTTCCTTACTTCTTAAATCGCCCAATGCGCTACCTGCATTCTCCATTTTCTTGTCACATTCAGCGATTCTTCTTACCAGATCCACCTTGGCAAGTTCCTGCTCTGCCACATCCACATCAATCTTAGATTTTTCTGCTTCATCAATACGTACCGGAATCTCTGACTGTTTCTTCTTCCACCCGGATAACGCTTTGGAAAACTTAGCACGGATATCATCTGTGGACGGTGCTTTCTCCAACTCGCCGAGTAATGGGGCATACTTAGCATCTGTCTGCGCCAGTTCAACATCCGATACATCCGTTGCAAGGCGCATCATAATATCGCGCTGATCTTTCCATTTCAGAGAAGAAAAATACTGCGGATTGGTCAGCATCTTGAACATATCCTCGCTCTGCGCAATACCAGATACATACTCCTTAAATTCAGCTTCACTTTTTGGATAGCCGTCAATCTCGTATGAATTTGGATTTCCTTGCAATGACACTGTATTTGTGCCACGCTTCTTGACCCAATTCTGCTTCTGGGCCTTGGAAAGCTCTACTTCCTTGCCATCAACGTCCATAATTGCTACAGCCTTGATTTCCACGTTATCAATACGTTTTCCTTCCTTATTTAAAGGGCGAACATTAAACTTTTCATCTCCGGCACTGTTTTTGTTAAACAAAAGCCATGTAAACGCATCAAAGATGGTTGTCTTGCCAGCAGCATTCTGACCGCTGATTTTCGTATTCTCCGAAAAATTGACGTCAAGTTCTTTAATCCCTTTGAAATTCTCAATGTGAATGCTTTTAATTGTTACTTTCATTCTCTCCTCCAATTTTCTCAATCATATTTGCAGATACCTCATAAGCCGTTCTTGTCTCAAACTCTGTATCAGAAATCTTCTTTTCATAAGTTCGGCTCTGAATTCTTCCTCTTATAACAATTTCATCTCCGATTTCAAACCCTGCTGCATATCTTGCATTTCTTCCCCAGCAAATACATGGGATGTAATCTGATTTTCCATAATAACGATTTACTGCAATCAGAAGATCAGAAATTTCTCTTTTAAATGGTGTCTTTCTGTATATAGGATTTTTGCAAATAAACCCACGAAGAAATATTTCATCCTCATTCATGCAGTATTTAACAATTTCAATTTTCTTGCAAAGCACAAAAAGCAACAGCTTGTTCGCACCAAGCAAATGTTTGTTATATGATCGAAACTCTCCTTCTATTGCAACCATTTCTCCGGTCAAATTTTTGTTCACATCGATTATCCGGTCTGATACCATGACTGGAATAGTGTCTAAATTTCCGCTTATTCTCGTAACTTGCACAAAAACTTTGTAAAACCCTTCTCCATACATTTCATGATCGTATGTAAAATCCGATACAATTTCTCCACTAATCTTTACCGCATTGTTCTGATTTAATCTTTCCATATTTTCTCATCCTTTCTTTGTACTCATTTATCAATTTTTCAAAGTGATTATCATTTTCTAAATAGCCAAGAGCTGTTTCTAACACACTTGCATTTAGGCTTTTAGATTTATTCCCACAAAGTCTAATTGTTTCTTCGTGTTCCGCTGTAATAAGATCATACGCAATATTAATTCTTACCCGGCACGCGACAAGATCTTCGTATTCCTCAAGAGGTATCGTAATCATCGTTGACATCCTTAGTCCTCCTGTTCCGCTGTAAAACATACAACTGCTCCATCGTTAATTACTGTAGCCTGTCCTTTTTTCTCGTGCATATCAATGCAATCCTGCACGGTAATAACGTCCATGTTCATGCCTGTACTCCTTTCTGTTCTCCAATAAATCGATTTACAAAATATATCTGTCCTTTCCCGGTTACTTTGGTTGTCCTCGTAATTCTTACAGAACCATCCGGGTTCTGCACGTTGCTTTCCTTTACCTCGAATAATCCCTGTTCAACATATCTCTGCTGTGGCATGTTTTTCGATGAACCACATTTAATAAGGAAGTTATTCTCACGCAACCACTCAAACAACCGTTTCTGTCCTATCTGATAGCCGTTCTGGCAAATCAGCTTTGCCAAGTCTCCAATAAGAATTGATGTGTGACTTGCCGACACCGCATCTGCAAAGATTTCTTTCGGTTTCATGCGCTGATTTTCAGCGATCAGCCTTGTGTTGTTTTCCTTAAGGCTGTTGATTTTCTCGTCAGCCATCTTTAACGCTCTGGCAAATACCTGCTCTGGTGTGTTCCACGCCTTTTCCAAGTCGATAAGGTACTGGCGGACTGCTTTACCCTCTGGTGTTCTCTGAATCATGCAAATCTGCTTTGCCATGTCTACAGAAATATCAGCATCTTTTGATGGTCTACCGCCCTTTTCGGAGGTTTCGCTCAATTTTGAGCAAAAGTCTTTACCCTCTTCAAAGCCATATTCACACATTCTCGGGAACCAATCTTTGAATGCGGTTTTAATATGTAACTGCTCGTGCAGTTCTCTTGCCGATACTGTCTGTGTATCAAAATTGACTTTCACTAACTCGTCCGTTTCCTCCAACTCCTTTCCGTGTTATAATTCCCTTATCATCAAATAAGGGAGGTGCTACAATGATTGAAAAGACAATTCATGACTTAGCTGTCACATATGCCAGTTCAAAACTTTCAGAATATGAAATTGACAAACGCGAAGCTCCACTTTGCGGAAATACAGAAATGTCATCCGAAGAAGTTCTGTATTTAAAAGCGGCATACGATTTTGCTGTCAAAAATCTTTCGGAGTAGGTTCGTACCTTTCTCCAACCATTGCATGAGAAACAGCTTCTTTTATCACTTCATGCTGTTTCTCCTCTGAAACGGACTGCTCAATGCGTTTTAGTGTACCGTCAATACTCTTTAACGTGTTGAGCATTTCTTTTAAAATTTTCACTGCATTTCTCCTTTCCAGTAACTCTTTAAGTTACTTTCTTTGCAAAAAAAATATCCATTGGATTTTGGATGTGAAGATTATCAATCATAACCTGAATTTCGTCACTTCCAAAAACGCCCTTACTCATTCTCATATAAAATGTTTTTGGCGTAACTCCAATCATTTCCGCAACATCAGCCTGTGTTTTGCCATTTTCAGCAATAACGCCGCGAAGTTTGTTTGTATCAACCATCTGACTACTCCTTTCTAACTTCGTAACTTTTGAAGTTACTTTTATTATATTCCATTTTGGTAACTTGTCAAGTTATTTTTTTCTTGACGAGTAACTTTTTTGTGTTATAATAAAGTTACCAATAGGAAAGGAGGAAAACTCAAATGACAATCGGAGATAGGATAAAAAAGCAGAGAGAGCTTTTAGGTATTTCACAAGTAGAGCTTGCAGAGAAAATAAAAGTTTCAAAGCAAACACTATATAAATATGAAAACAACATTATTACTAATATTCCAAGTGATAAAATAGAAATTATTGGGAAAGTTCTTGAAGTTTCTCCATCTTATTTAATGGGTTGGGAAGATAATTTAGAAAACGCACCAGATATTCTTCCAGACCTTATGTCAGATAGTGAATTGCTGGATAACTTAAAAATGCTAATGAAACTTAGCAAAGAACATAGACAGACTATATTTGACAATATAACCTATTGGCATGAAAAAGAGGGGCACTAAATGCCCCACTTTTTTTTGAATGAAAGTATTGTGTTATATAAAAATTTCAAAAATCGCTCGTTGTCGCACTTAACGACCATTTCAGTTATTTTTTCCTTGTAAAACGCTGTTTCCTCATTGCACTCATTTTCCCCCATATTGATTTCCTCCAATCATTCCGCACTTCCGATAGCGATACACAAATTATAGAACTTATGTTCGATATCGTCAACCCCATTTGACAAATTGCTACAAATTACAAACTCGTTTGTAGTTGAGGGACAAGAAAACGCCTTATCCCGCCCCTCAGCCAGAACTTGAAGTGCCCTTATCGGACAATTTTATTTTACAAATTTTCCCGCAAACATTCAATTTCTTTCGGTCGCAAGTTTCGACAGGTAAATTTCTTATTGTCGCAGAATGTCGATTGATTAGTTTAAATTTTGTTAAAAAATTAATTACTGGTTGAAAATTATGCATCTGCCAGTTATCTGTGATGAATTTTAAGTGAATAATTTTCCTTTCTGCCCGTAGGCTTTATGCAAAAGAGCCGGCTACACAACACATGGTCATGTAATCGGCTCTTAGGCTCTTGATTTTATTATATTTAATTTTTAATGCAGTTTTTTTACAGCTTAGGTGCGATCTTTACCATATTTAACCATTCCTGCACATTAAGATTTGAACCTGAGTTCTGATAAGTACTGAGTGTACCAGTCTGTCCCGGTCCGAAAGTGCCACCACTCGTTACCTGTAAAGTTGATGCACCGCCGGATACCGCAGGAACTCTGACTCGTCCCATGACATAGTTAGATGTTGTATTTGTTATAAAAACTTCACGAAACCCATTTGCGTTTGAACTAAAAGTGACAAGTCCTGTAACAAGATAATATCCATCATCCGGGACAGTGAAATACTGCACGACAGGAGTCTGATCATTATAATTTGTCATAGTATTGGATAAGCTAGATACATTATTTTTGGCATCCGCCTTTTTTAAATATGTGTCTGGAATGTTATTACCATCATAATCTGCACTAGCACGGGCAACACGTACAGCAGGATATGTACCGTCAGTTTTATCAGCATAAATATCGACAACATTATCATTTTGCACATTAAATTGTGGAAACAATGTACCGACAAATCCAGACCAGTCTTTTGCTACTACTTTTAGGAAATATTTATTTACTAAACCGTCGTTTAACGATGATATCGCTCCCGTGCATGTCCCATTCCCAATCTTAGAAATATCCGTTGTTCCAAGCATTTTATAGAGATACCGCACATTCTTGAACATCTGTGACACCTTTGCAAAAATAGAAGAATGTTTTTCGCCACTTGATAATTTTGGTACGCTTGTCCATGCTGACGCTGATCCGTCTGCCACATCGCTACTCGTAAAGGTTGCTGTATTCTCGGCTGTATCTCCACCAGTTGCCACTGCACCGACATCTTTTGCCGTAAGCACTACATTTCCACGACGGAAAGAATCTTCATTTACACCTTTGATTCCGGTAACTGGAGTTCCGGCCAGCACGTCCCACTTTTCATCTGATGTTTTATAAATATTGGCACCTGCCGGAATTACATTCCCGGCTCCCTCTTTAAAATCATCCGTGGTTGTAAATTCGTCTGAAATATTGAACATCCACCCTGTGCTAACATCCGCAAGTGCCGGAAGATCTGCAAATGCAACTGTTCCGTGTGGCTGCAATCCACCTTTAAGTCCTTCTGATACATCTTTTGCCTGCTGATAGTAATACTTGGCATTGTCAGAATCCTCGCCCTCTCTGCTTCCTGTACCACCAACAGCATAACTCTGTGCCTTGGTTGCACTTTCTTCTGCAGATTCCGCCTTACCGATGATCTCCGCAGCCTTTTGAGTTGCAATATCTGCTTTTTCGGCTGCTGTATCAGCTGACTGACTGGCGGATGATGCTTTCTCCGTGGCTGTGGCGGATGATTCACTGGCGGATGTCTCACTGACTTTTGCGTTGCTTTCGGATGCCTCTGCCGCCGTAGCTGACTTCGCTGCCGCTGTCTCTGACGCTTTGGCATTGGTTTCGGATGTTTTTGCCGCTGTTTCACTGGCTTTTGCAGCATTCTCACTTGCTTTGGCGTTGGCTTCGGACTTTGCCGCTGCCTGCTGGCTTGACTCTGCCTTTGCCACTTCCACTTTGATTTTCGCAAGATAGTTTGGCTCCAAGTGTTTTTCCTCGATGCTACCCTCTTTGACGATGGCAGACACTTTTCCATCCTTATCAATATAAAAAGCTACCGTATCAGAATCATGGAACTCATACTGTGTAATCAGTGCCGACAGGTCTATGTACTGCTTCGTACCATCGATCAGAGTCAAAATAATCTGCTGTGTAATCGGGTTATAATCGAAGTTGATCGCGATCTTCTCCATCTGCGTGTCGATTGTAATCTTGGATCCGTTCTTTTTCGTGATTGTGATAATTCCCGTCGATTCCTCGAATGTCACATCCGCAACAAGGGTTGCCACTTCCGCCTTGGTTGCTTTTGTGGTATCGAGAGTGATTACACGATCATCAATGATATCAATCGAGCCATCCATTTTATTGAGGTTTCTTTCATTAAGCGGTGTTTCATCACTCGGGTAATTCTCCCAATTAATATCAATATGCGCTTTATTCATGATCCTCACTCTCCCTTTCCTTTGCAAGCTTCATCTGCTCCCGTTCGGCTATAACATGTCTGTTTGCTTCTTCCTTAATCTGCTGCAGAATATCCTTAAACACTAGGTACTTAGCTTCGATTGGGACATCCTCACACAAATTTGCATAATTTATAATGTCGTTTTCAAATTCACGAATTTTTGCATTTATCATAGAATACCTACCGTTTCCTTCAATTCTTTTATTTCTTCATGCTGTAATTGCACTGTTGCAACCAGATCAGCAATCAGTTCCGTATATTTCAGTCCGTAATACTTTTTCCCATTGCTGTCTGAAAACGTTTTTGGACAAATATTCCACCCTTTTTCCGCTTTTTTCAAAACATCCTGTGCAATAAATCCATGATGGAACCCATCTTTTTCGAAATTATAACGATACGATTTTGCACTTAAAGAATAAATAAACTCCGATGATCGTTTTTTGTCCAAGTCTGAAATTGTATTTTTCATTCTTTTATCTGAGCCGTCAATCACACCCCCTCTAAATCCAGCAACACCGGTATCCCCATCCAGATTAATCATGCAGTGGTCCGTGTCTGTTCCGCCCTTATTTAGTGAGATATGATTATATTGAACGACACATTGATGGTTTGGACTTTCAAGTGTTCCTTCTACTGTTTTAAAGCCATCTGTTCCCATCTGCACACATGTACCGCTTCTTTTAAATTCAATCAAATTGGCTGTGCTTTCTTCTGTCTGAATATGCACATACCCGCCAGTTATCTCCATAGAGCCTTTTAATTCCAAAAGTTTTGCTTTGATTTTTATGCCCTCGGCTGACTGGTTGATTTCTGAAATGACGCTGTCTCTTGTAACTTTGCTTTCGATCCCCTTTGATGTCTGCGTAATCGCACTGGACATATTGGATGAAAGCTGCTTAAGCGTGGTTATCAATGTCCATTTATATTTACCGCTGTTAATTCCGCCATCCGGATCGCAGCCATACAATTTTCCACTATCCTGATCTAAAAAACTGCGTCCATTATATTTGGATGATGCAGGGTAAGTATCTTGGGGTTTTCCAAAACCATAATAATTAATATCATAGCCATCAATATTCCATGCCTTCAACGAAGCACTGACTTCTGACCGTATCTTAGTTGCAGTTACCTCTATCTTTCCGGACAAAACGCCCTCTGCTTCGCTTGCTCTCGTAACTTCCGCTGTAATCTTGTCCTCATTAATTTTAATAGCTGCTGCAAGTTCAACTTCCTGTCCCTGTGCCCTTTTAACTTCTGCTGTAATACTGCTCGCATTTTGCGTGATTCTCGATGATAAACCATCCGTTGTATTTTTAACTTCTGTGCGAATTTCGGTTGCGGTCTGCGTGATCTGTGACTGCAATCCCTTCTCAACATCAGTTATCGTACTCTGTGTCTTTTCAATGGTTCGCTCCAACACATTGCTCTTGCCTTTGAGCTTTAAAATACTTCTCTGTATTCCGTTCGCCCCGTTTGTCCGGTACTCTTCCCCATCTGCTTCCAAATCATCACGCAAAGCCTGTATACCTTTCAGGGTTCTTTTCAGAATATAGGACTCAATCAGTTCATATCTGGTCGGCAGCCGCACTGCATCCCCGACCTCAAGACACGGATTTCCTTTGCAGTCCGCCGTAAACGGGCGGTAAATAATCCCTCTGATCTTTGAAAGAATATTTTTTGCAATTCCTTTCAGTTCTTTTGAACCTTTACCATAGACAAGAAAATTATCCTCGATCACATAGGCATTTTCTCCGGTACCCACAATCACACCGATATCATTCTTCTGCTCCCGGATCTGTAACTTATTGATTGTTTTAACAAGAAAATCTTCATACTCAGCCGTTATATATAAATCCTTCCCGATACGGTTGCTTTTCGGATCTCTTGGATACAAATTATCCGCCGGATAAAGATCATTCCTTGGATATAATCCCTGTATCTCCTGTTCCAGATAAATATAATGAAACTTCCCGTCACGCCCCATGTGCCCCATACAGCCATTGAGCTCACAAATACAGGACAACACTTCCTTGCCGCTCATAGATTCGCCTATGGTGCTCGATTCCTCTGTATCAGAACTTGTCTCACTGGATGGCGTGACTGCAACTGTTTTTTCAATAGACATGCCGTCATTAACCAGTATAATGTCAGCCTGCTCAATCCCGAAGTGCTTAAAAAAGCTGTCCCGGAATTGCTTCATTGTGACCGGATCATAAACTGTAACAGTCGTAGTTTTTCCATCTTTATCTTTCTGCTGCTCTTTATGGGATGGAAAGACAGTGTTATACCATGCTGCCACATCTGCATTTAAAATGTCATAAATGGCATCATATGCAACCACATCACGGCACGTTCTGTCTGCCGTGGGCGTATCAGAATCAACCTTATATCGTCCGAACTGGAACGGGATATCTGCATGTCCATCAAGGGACATTCTTACCGTCATCCATCTGCCCTTCATTGGCAAAAATGTATTTGACACCGTGAATTTAATCATGGCGGCTTCGCATGATCCAAACGTCAATTCCTGTTCCGAACACAAACTTTCGGTCAATTCGAATTTTTCTTGGTGTAGCTCTGTATTTGTGATATTGATTTTTCCGTCATCAGATACGATGGATAATTGCTTATCGACCGTATCTTTTTTGAACAAGTCGCCATATTTATAATTAACCACCGTACACACCCCCTATGAAAGCAAGCCGAACTGAATTGTAATGAATTATTCCATCATATGTTCCGTATATCGTAGGCTGAAAATCTGCCATATAGCCGTACTGCGTCACATAATCGTCGTATTCCGGGATATACGCTGTGATATAGCATGCTCTCCCTGTCGCATTTGTGAACTGACTTCGAATATTGTTTAAAACCTCACTAAAAGTCTTATTTGTCAGCATTGCCCGTGTCTCAAATTCGACCTTTAACGCCTTTAACTCCACGGCATTTCTATGCAGATAACCATTGGCATCCGTATAATCATCTAAATCCTGCATATTGACATATGGACTATATGATTCCGCTTTCATAAAAGACATTGGCACTATGTAATTTCCAATCTTTAAAAGCCATCCGCTGTATGCCATACGATCACCTCCGCTTACTTTTCGTTTCTGAATCTATTGATATGGATGCCGTTATTGTCGCTTAAAAATAAGATTTCCGTTTTTCCGTCCGGCAGAATATCCGCAACAACGCAATTATTCGGATTTCCTATTGGTGTGCGACTTTCCGGGCACTTGCTCCAGTCTATTGGTTTATATTTTTTCATGGCTATTCTCCTGAAAATAGGTATAAAAATAGTACCTACCACCAATTTGATAGGTGCCACTTCTTTTTCTTGATCTATTTTGTAATTACTTCGATATTGGGCGATTTAATCACAATTTTCTCCGGTGTATGAATTACTTCCGTGTTCCCATATGTAATCATGATCTCTAATTTGTTCATAAAATTTCTCCTAAATTTCATACTCCGGGTATGCTGCTTCCCAAACATTCCTATGGTAGGTATTTACCTCTCCATAATTTGCATCAAAAATCTTTTTCACGCCATATCCAAGTTCAATGCTCTTTTCTTTGAGTTTTCGCCAATTAAATGTTTTCCAGTCCACACCGTTCATTGCTGCAACACGCTTAATAGAATACCAGTCTTTGCTATAATCAAGTTCCTGTTGTAACTTTTCCTTTTCTTCTTCCGCTGCTATTCTAGCAATTCTTTCTTCTTTCAGCTCCGTCAATATCTTAATACCAAAGTCTGGATTGCTTAAAATATTATCAATTACCTTATCCGTAGCATACATACCATGTTTCCGGATGCTTGGAATGACTTCCATTGCGAGCCAGTTCTGGAACTTGTCCGCCGTTTTGTTGCTTGCTTTCATACCAAGGCGATAAAAAATCGGTTCTGGGATATAATCGTCTTTCCCAACAAGTTGGGAAAATCCAAACTCTATACAATATCCATTCATAGTCTCCCATCTTACATATGTTTTTCCGTTCTTTTCCTGTGTCCAGCCAAATCCTCTAGCTGTATCCTCTGCATTGATAGAAATACTTCCGTCCTCATTTAACATTGTTCGTGCTGAAAATCCAAGTTCTGGATTATTAAAAACTTCAATGTTATTTTCCTTAACTTTAGTTGCAAGAGCTGTATATGCCATATTTTCTATCTCCTAAATTTCCGAGCCTTACATTTCGCAAGGCTCAACCTTTAAATTCACGTGCGTTAGGAACATACCCTAACAGGAGTCGCACGCTATATATTTAGTAAGATTGTAATTTCCCGTGACGAAATACTGGAATAGCCCCAAATTTTCGGGGCTAAGCGGACAGGTAAGTTATATCTGCAAATTGTTCTATTCTATTTTTGCAATCCCTATAAATATCCTTGTAGTGCATACCCATTGACATATCAATTCTAATAGTCTGCAAAATAATGCTTTCCACAAGGGTTAGATTATTGAGATCTGAAACTGTGATATTGTCGCGATTTCCACCAATTACTGATTTTGCCAACTTGGTATATGTCACATACAGTTTATCTGAATGCGTACTTCCTTGTTCTTTGGCATAGTCTACAAGAAGTTTAATCACATCAGTTTCTTTCAGCCGATTTTCTTTATTAGCAATTCTTGTTTCGCCCCATAGTTTCGATTGCTTTTCAAGAATAAATCTGCGCATTGCATAAAACTGTCGAACCAACTCTTTCTTAAACTTCACAACTATTTTTGAATTTCTCAAAAGAGTTATAACAAATGTTGCTTGTTCCTCATTCAAATAATAAACTCTTTCAGGCTGCCCCCTTTTCCCCGATTTTAAATCGGAGAAATCAATATTGCCAAAGTCTAAAATATCTTTCTCATATTTTCTGATAATAGCAACAACAGATTCATGTTGGTTATTTGTTCCATCTGCAATCACTTTGCTGTTTGTAAAAACATCGTTTCCTTTGAGTTCCACCAATTCATACATACTCTTTTCCACCTTTCTTTCGCTACTGTCATTTGACAGGCAGGTTTAAATTTCATTTTTTTATTTTTCTTATGCAGTTTGAAATAAATAAAAAGACCACCAAAGACTGAATTTCTTCAATCTCTGGCGGTCACGAATCCGCAC